ATGAGTTAGGGTTATTCATCCCAGGATTAGAGATAAAAGAGGTTCCTAGAACTAATAAGTCTTCTAGATTGGAAACAATGCAGCCCTGGTTTGCCCAGAAGAAGATGCATATCCTCGAAGACATGGTGGAATTAAAAGATGAATTACTAATGTTTCCCAGAGGAAAGCATGATGATCTCTTAGATGGGTTATATTATGCAATTAAGAACAATTATCCCCCTACACACTTACGTGGGAAAGATCAAAAGCATCACTCTTACGAAAAAGCGGAAGAAAAACCAAAGGATTGGTTACTTTCTTGAAACTTTTAATATAGAGTTATGTCTAATTTCCGAGGACCATAAACTATGCCAGAAATAAATCCAGAAGTAAAAATTTCAGAAGAGCTGCTTACCGAGTACTCTTCAATACGTACTAAGTGGGCTAGACAAGCCACAGAGGATAATGAGTTCAGAAATGGTACGCAGTGGACAAAAGAACAAATAGATGCGTTGCGTAAGAGAGCGCAAGAGCCTTTAGTTGTTAATGTTGTATATCCAGCAGTTGAACAGGCAAAAGCTATGCTTACTGCTAATTCACCTCGATTTCAATCGACTGGCAGAGAAGGTAGCGATGTAAAGACAGGTCAAATATTTTCAGATTTAATGAGCTGGGTGTGGGAGAACTCAAAGGGAAATACCGAGCTAAAAGAAGTGGTTGACGACTATTATGTCAAAGGTATGGGTTGTTTTATGGTCCACCATGATCCCCAAGCTGATTTTGGCAAAGGTGATGTATTCATTCAGGCGATTGATCCACTTGATGTATATATAGATCCCTCCTCCCAAGATGCTTACTCTAGAGATGCGAGTAATATAATCGTATCAAAACTCTATTCTGAGACACAACTTATCTCCTTGTATCCAGATTTAGAGGATATAATCAGTAGAGCCACCGAAAAGACTGTAGCTCCTCAGACAGAAACTATCGGTTATGGACTTGAAGATCAGGTTGTAAGTAAGGAAGACATCAACGCCCAGCGTATTAATTCTAAAAATGACAGAGAATTAGAGGTAATTGAGAGATTCTCTAAGATAAGAGTACCTCATTATCGCACATTCGATCCACAATTAAACCTAGAGAAGATATTAAATAGAGAAGAGTATGAAGAATATACTCAAAAGACAGGGTTTAGAGTGTTTAATCAGAAGGATGAACGCGTTGTAACAGATGATAATGAAGTAGAGAATTATAAAAAGATTCAAAAAGAGTATGGTAATGTATTTCATTTAATGATTAATCCAGTTACTCAAGAGCAGGTTATGATGCAGGGAGAAGAAACTCCTGCTGCTCTTCCAGGTAGTACTACTATTATAGAAGAAGTAACCTTTGCAGAGCTTATTGAAGAAGGAACTATTCTCTTAAACGAAATAGAATTGACCAGGATAAAGCAAGTGGTGACCGTAGGAGGTGAGTTACTATTTATTCATGCTTTACCTATTGAGGAATACCCAATCGTAACTATAATGAATAGCCATAACAGAAATCCTTATCCAATGAGTGACGTACGTATGGTAAAAGGATTACAATCATATATTAATAAGATTAGATCCTTGATTGTAGCGCATGCATCCTCTTCAACGAATGTAAAACTCCTTATTCCGCGTGGATCTATGAATAAAAAACAGTTAGAGGAAGAATGGGGTAGAGCAGGAACAGCAGTTATAGAATTCGATCCAGAGCTAGGACAACCTATTGTAGCTGGACCAATCCCCTTACCTAATGAATTATATAAGAATGAATCAGATGCTAAAGCAGATATTGAGAGAATATTAGGTATTTATGCGTTAATGCAAGGAGATCCATCGGCTATGCCACAAACCTATAAAGGTACGTTGGCAATCGATGAATATGGACAAAGAAGAATTAAATCGAAACGTGATGATATCGAAGAAGGTATTAATCAGGTTGCGAAAGTAGTGGTTGGTCTTATACAAGCAACCTACACCACTATGAAAGTAATGAGACTACTTCAACCCAATCACAAGCCAAAAGAAATAAAAATAAACGAGCCTATCTACGACCAGATCTCTGGCGATTTTTTAGGTAAGCTAAATGACGTGACAGTTGGTAAATATGATGTGTTAGTAGTTTCTGGGTCCACCCTCCCATCCAATAGATACGCTAGATTTGAGTATTTTATGGAACTCTATAAATCTGGTATTATTGACCAAATAGAAGTACTTAAACAAACAGAAGTGGCAAATGTAGAAGACGTATTGAATCGTTCATCTAAACTGTCTCAACTTATGAATCAAGTAGAAGGTCAACAAGAACAGATTAAAGATTTGCAGGGTGACCTACAAACAGCTAGACGTGAGCTGATCCATGCACGTCAACGTGTCGAAGTTGAAAAGTTCAAGGCTGATCTTGAGCAATCCTCTAACAGAGCTGATATGGCTACCAAGCTTTATGCAGCACGTACTGAAGATGAGCTTAAGAAAGTCAAAAATGTCGTTGCTGGGCAAGAAGCTACAAACGATGAAATAATACCATTGGAGGAATAATGGAAAACCAAAGTAATGCTGAAGTTCAAGAAGCACAACCAGAAAGCGGTTCATTTTTATACGATGAGCCAAGCGCAGATACAGTTGCTCCCGAACCTACAATTACGCAAACACCAATAATGAGCGAAAGCTCAGAACAACCTCAAACTGAGCAGGGCAGTGAAGTTGCTGAGGTACAAGAAGTATCTGCAAAAGAAGATCCAAATAGAATGGCATATTGGCAATCGCAAGCTGATAAGGCTAAGAATGATGCACAAAGCATGGCACAAGAGCTTGATTTATACAAAAGAGCTGTAGGGCAAATGCAACAAGCGTCAGTCTCCAACGGAACCCAACCACAGCCACAGGTTGATCCATTGAAGGAGCCTACTGCACCAGATAGACCAATGACCTATAATGAGGTCGATGCCTATAACGATCCAGAGAGCGATTCTTTTAAATATCGACTAGATAAAGAAGCATTTCAAGATGCACGTTATGATTATTTAAAACAGGTTGAATATGCACGTGTTGAGCAACAACAGCACATGGCTGCACAGCAGCAAGAAGCGACTATGCAAAACCAGGCATACAATCAAGTAAAATCATCATATGGATGGGATGATATGAAAGCTGCCGATTTTATCGGATGGGCTACTAATCCCAACAATGTAACTCTTGATGTTCTAGCTAGATTATTCGATATACAGAACGCTCCAACACCACAACAAGTAAATGCGCAACAGAAGAAACAAGAATATGCTCAGACGCAACAGGCTTTAAGCGTACCCAGAACACCTAGTGTGGAAACTGGAGTAAGCCAGCCCGTTCCTAATGACAATGACTTGTTTAATGCAGCTTTACTTCAACAGAGCAAAATAAAAAAGTAAAGGTTAAAAATGGCGGCAACAGCAAAAAACCTTAGTGGCTCAGGTGTCCTGTATACTGATCGGCGAGATTTCTACATCAGCCCACAAGTTGTTAAAGAACTATGGACTGATGTAACACCGTTTACAACGGTTGTGGCTAATCAGGAACAGCGTACACCAGCTGATCCACTATTTAAAATGTTTGAACATCGTAACCCCTGGCAAAAACAGGAATTTTCAGCAGCAGCTAATCCAGCTAGTGTAGCTACTACAGCAGAACTTGCTTCCGCTTTAGCAGTTGACGGAATCGTTGGATTATCAAGTTCAGTTGATGGTTCTTGGGTAGGCTTAGAGTGTGAAGTTTGGGATTCAACCAAAGCAACACTTAGAGGTCACGTTGTGATTACAGAAGCATCTTCTGCTTCTACGCTTAAATATAAAAATATTGGCGCAGCAGCTATAGATGCAGCAGACGATGATGTCTTTATTGTAGTCGGTAATGCACATGGTGAGGGAACAGAAGCTCCCGATGCATGGGCAGACGAATTAAAGGTAGTCTATAACTCAACTCAGATCTTTAAAACTCCATTACAAATTACTGGTACCCTTGAGGCAGCAGCACTTCGTGGTGAGTCTTCTGAGTTAGCTAGATTACGTTTACAAAAATCACAAGAACATAAGATTCAAAAGGAAAGATCATTCTTATTTGGTGACTCTCCTTATGGAACTGGTCTTGCTGATTCACGTGATGGTGCTTCTGATGAATCATTCTCAGATGGCGGTATCACCGATGCAAATGGTAATAAAGTTCGTACAACGAAAGGTATTATTACTGCGTTAAATGATTACGGTGCTGATTCAGGCGATGATCAGAATGTATTCACTGTATCTGAAGCAACTTACAGTTATAGTAACTTTGTAGATGATATGGAAAAAGTGTTCCAATATGTTCCAGAGCAAGGCATGAAAATGGCTTTCTGTGGAATGGGAGCTATGAGCTACTGGTCTAAGATGGAAGGCGCTTCAGGTTTTGCAGGCAACTCAGGTTGGACTGTAAACATGGGTTCATCAGAACGTAGTAGCATGGGCTTTAATTACCGTCAACTAGAAACTCCTCATGGAGTTCTTATGTTGATCCCTACACCAGTCTTACGTGGTCCTTATAACAAATATATGATGGTTATATCAGAGGAAAATCTTTTCCATGCTGTATATAGACCACCTGTATATCAAACAAATATCAAAACTGATAATGCGTTTGATGGTGTTAAAGACCAGTATATGTCTGATGAAGGTATTGGTATAACCTTAATTGAATCTCATAAGTTATTTAAGATAACAGATTAAGGGAGGTTCAAATGGCTAGACCATATATTGGCGGAACAACGGCATCTGTCGAAAGCAAAACAGCAGCCTTTAGTATTGGTAATGCGGATACTGGCAAAACATTTGTTTTGTCTGGGTCTGCAATAACAGTTACACTACCTACTATATCAAATGATTACAAAGGATTCTCCTGTAAAGTTATATCAGGGGATGATAGTGAGCATGTGGTAAGCGGCGGTGCAAGTAAAATATACTATCATGGCAGCTATGGTACCGACCATGCAACAAATACTGGTAGAGACATACACGAAACAGTCTCATCGCTAACATTAAATACTGGCGCAATTAATGATACGATTGAGATTACTTGTGATGGCACTTACTGGTTATGTAATGGTTCAACAAAAGCAACGGTAGATGCTTCGTAAAACAATGACAACAAGGGGAGGGATATTACTTCCTTCCCCTTGTTTAAAGGAAATGAATGCAAACATTTAAATTACAAGTAGAAGATTTAATTGGTAGAACGATAAGTGATACTAGCGGTTTAAACGATATGTTAAATGCATCCGCTAGAGAAGTATCTGATCTATTACCGAAAGATATATTGATTAGAAATGCTAGTGTTCAGGCAGTAACCTCTAATCCTTATGATGTATCTAATAAAAGAATTCTATCTGTATCTAGAGATAGCTACTATGCATCTGAAATTCCTTACGGACAGCATGGTAGAGCATCAGATAGTGGAAGTATTTACTTTGCAGATTCAAGTCAAAAAAGAGATCCAATCTTTTATTTTAAAGGTAAATATTTAGTTGTTTTACCAGAACCGACAGGTAGTGAAAATGCTGAGGTTTTAAAATTTGATTACCCATCATCAGTTGCACATGGTGATACAGGTATATCTAGTTTTCCAGATAGTGCAGAATACGCAGTTACTTTAGGAGCAGCTTCAAGATTCATGATGAAACTAGCATCTGAAGATCAGAATAATGAGGATATAGAATTAGCAGCAAATACAATGACATTTGCTAATCAATTAAAGCAAGAGTATGAAAAAGAATTACAAAGAATAGGTCAACAAAAATGACACAGAAACAAATGATAGAAATGGTTAGGCAGCATCATCCCAATGCATCGGAAACGCAAATTAGGCTCTGGCTTAATTCCGCTTTGTCTGAGTTTGGCAGAAGAACCAGGATGTTGACAGGTGCTTTTACATTTAGCACTGTAGCGGACCAAAGATATTATGGGTTATCTGATGATATATTAGAAATCATATCTGTAGACTATGATGGGTATGATATACCAAGATTGGGCAGTAGACCAGAGATAAGGGATTTAACATAATGAGTGCGATGCCAAGAAAAAAAGAAGATATGCCAGAATATCAGGCTATGAAAAAAATGGATGAGCTTTTTAGAAATCAAGATGGTAGAGGTCAAATTTATTTTGACGATCCATGGGGCGACAATATACAAATTCCCCATACAGGAGGTAACGCAATTAAAGGCGAAAAAGCAAATGCTTATAATCCTTTTAATAATGACGGAAGTCTTCAGGATATTTTATACAAAGGTCATACAGGTCAAAAAATAAACAAACAAATGTATAGTCCTCAATCTATACAAGAAGCAAAAGAATGGTACGAACAAGCTGCTATGCAAACTAGAATGATTATGGAAAAACACGCCAATAATCCTGCTGTAATGAAAGCTCAAGAAGAAAAAATTAGAGAAATAACTTCAGTCTTGGAACAGTTAACTAAAGGATAACAATGGCAACTGAAAATAGAAAATTCGCTTGGTGGATAGAACGCGATGGTATTGCTATTGTCAAGCGTAGTATTGAAAATGTAGATACAGTATACGCTTCTCCAAGTGAAGTCAAAACAATAACTATTTTTGCTGTTAAAAAACCAAATTTACTTATTAGTGCCAGTACAGGTACTAGCAATACAACTGTCGGGTATACTGAAGAACCAGATATTCCTGATGAATTTAGAAATGCAGTTGTAGCAAAAGCAGTTCAACGAGGTTATGAATTAAGCGTTGAAACTTTAGCCGCAGCACAATATTGGGAAACCCAATTTGAAAAAGGAGTAAGAGAAGGTAAAAAATATGCTAATACAGGTAGGATAGAAAAGACGGTGATAAAAGGGCATGGATTTGAACCTACTACTTACTCTACAAGAGACAGAGATGAGTCATGACAGAGGTTGTATTAACTAAACCAACGTATACAGAAAGTGCGATATCTTCAGCTACAATGACTGAAGTATCAGCATATTCTAAAAACAATACTGAGTTAGTTAATGCTGCTGCTGCGTCATTCACTGAAAATTCAATATCGACTACTAGCACAGTCGAGTCAACTAAATATACGGAGGCATCGTAATGGCGGTTGCTAAGAACTTACACAAATATGCTGGTGTACAGGCGTTGAATTCAGAATACGCATCAGCATGGACAGAAGCATCAAGAGGTACTACTTGCAGTAGTGGTACAAATGATGAAATCAATATTGCAGTTCCAACTGGACATACAGTACTATATGTCTATTGTGATGAGCTATCTTCAATAGGCTTTGATACAACATCTGGAGATGCAAATGGAAACAATTCACTAAGAATAGAAGCAGGTAAAACTCACAAGTTTTACATACCAAATGGAGCAACTTATGTTCACGTTGAAGGTCAAGGCGCAAGTGGAACTAAGTATTGCTATGTGGTAACAGGATAAGCTATGGCAGATAATTTAAAATACTTAGAACGAGAAATATTAAACAAGGTCTTAAACTCTGGAGAAGATGCATTAAAGGTAGATATCGAAAATGTAACTTTAAAGACAGAGGGTTCAGATATAGCTATTGAGGTCCATCTAGATAAGGCAGAAGATAGTGTTTTAGTTTATGCTAATACAAACAAAACAGGTAGTGGTACTAGTTATGTTCCTTTAGTTGATGCTGATGGACATTTACAGGTAGATATTATGTCATCAGGATTACCCTCAGGTGGTGCTACCGCAGCTAATCAATCTACAATGATTACAGCATTACAATTAATAGATGATACGGTATACGCCGATGATGCTAATTGGACTAATGATACATCTAAACATACACTTGTTGGTGGTGTTAGAAATGATACACCAAATTCTATTACAGATGGCGATACAGGCCCAATAGCTTTAGCAGCAGATGGAGCTGTACATATCGATGATGGTGGAAATACAATTACAGTAGATGGAACAGTTACAGCAAATTTATCAGCTACAGACAATGGAGTATTAGATGCAATAGATACAGTCCTTGATACTATTAAGACAGATACGCAATTAATAGAAACTGCAACTATAGCTACACAAGCAGCTGTAGAGAAAAACTTATATGGTACTGGGCTTCCCATTACTGCCCTTGCTGGTGGTGGTGGTGGTGCTGGCGATCAAACATTAGGAGCAACTTATCAATCATTATATGTAGGAGTTGGGGGGAACGTGGTGGTTACTTTAGCTACAAGTGCCTCTGATTTTACATTCGTAAATGTTGCAAGTGGACAATTATTGCCTGTTCAAATTACTCATGTAAAGCAAACAGGTACTACTGCAACTAACATGATAGCCTTGAAAGGTTAATATGCCTTCAATTTCTGTCAGACGACAGGTAGTTAATTTTTTTAACTCAATATATGATGTTATCTGGAATAAATCACAACTTGACTGGAACGAAAGTAACGTAACCTGGGAAGATCATACGGGGTAAATGGCAGCTTTAACAGACACAACTATTGCTTCCACCTATAAGCAATTACTAAAAATCACATCAGAAGGTGTTGGTGCTGATGCTTCTGCTAAATATGTAGAAGATGGTTTAGGTACCGATACTGCACTATCTCTTAGCACAACACGTGCTGGTATAGGAACTGCAAGTCCATCAAATCAACTACATTTAGAGTCAGCTACATCAACAACAATGTTAATGAAAAATACAGGAAATTCTGGTTCTCAAATTGATGGTGATGCTAATAGAAGTAGTGCTGATTCTACAATAATGGGAATAGTTGGTAAATGGAATGGAACTTCAGTAGGTGATATGCTAATTGTTAGTGGTTCAGATACAACAAACAAAGATGATGGGGAATTTGTATTCAGAACAGCACCTTCTGGCAGTTTAATTGAAAGACTTAGAATTAAAGCAAATGGCGCTGTTCAATTTGGTTCTTCAGGTGGTACAGGAGATATATACCATTATGGAACAGGAAAATTTGCAATTAATGATTCAGCAGGATCTGCAAGTACACCAACCTATGCGTTTAATTCAGATGTAGATACAGGAATGTATAGGGGAGCCGCTGATACATTAAGATTTGCAACTGGTGGAGCTGAAAGAATAGAGGTTACAAGCGCACAAACAAAAATTACTGGTCAGTTTAAAGTAGATGCCCCAACTGGAGATGATACTTATGCACAATTCTATAGTAATAGAAGTACAGATGGTCAGTTAATACACACCACAGCTTTTGTAGCTCTTAATACTGCCTCAAGTCCAGAAGCAACAACCTATGCTGATATGAGAGTAAACATTGTAGATAATAGTGATTCAACTGAGGATGGTTCTATCACCTTTAGAACAATGAAAGCAGGAACTTTAACTGAACATATAACGCTTGAATCTGATAGTGTTGTAAAATCAACAGGTGGAATATATTTTACAGGAACAGGCTTAGCAGGTGCTGATACAGGTATTTCTTCAAGTGGGCATGGTGGTGATTTAAGATTTTATGTTAATGGCACTAATCATATGGCTTTAAGTGAATCTAGTAGTAATGCTTTTCTTAATATAAATAACAACGACACAGGTTCAGCAGGTTCTACACTAAAACAACTCTCGCTTGGTAAATCTGATAACACAGGTTGGGATACTACTAACACTGGTACATTTACAGGATTAGCAATCTCTAATGCTCATCCTGACGGAGGAACAGCATGTGGTATACAATTTTCTCACCATGCAGCTAGTTCAGGTCTAAGCTATATAGTAAGCAGAGCTGAGAGAGCTTATTCGAGTGGAGGAGATAGGTCTTCTTTACATTTTGGTACAAGAGGCTCTGATGGGGTGCAAAGAAGAATGATTATTGGTGATGCAGGTGTTATAACTATGTCTAATGTTTATGGTAGAGCAGTGGGTACTACAAAAAGAGCTGTATATGTAGGCGATGGTGGAGATTTAGGATATGATTCTTCTGTACGTGAACACAAAATGGATATAACCTCTTTATCTGATGTAAGTTGGGTAAATGATTTAAATCCTGTTAGTTTTTATAGAAGAAATCAAAATGAAGATGGAACTTATGGAAAAACAAAAAATGGTAATATTGAATATGGCTTAATTGCTGATGAGGTAGAAAAAGTTAATAAGGATTTTGTTTTTTATAATAAGGATGAAGACGGGAATGAATCATTAGCAGGGGTTGAATATAGACAATTAATGATTCCAATGCTCAAAAAAATACAAGAGCTTGAAGCAGAATTACAAGATTTAAAAGATTATGTAGATCATAAGCAAGATTACAATTCAATGGCAGGAAGAATAAATTCCTGTGAAGCAAGAATAGGGCATTTAGAGAAAAAATAACATGGCAGGTTTAACAGATACAACTATTGCAGCATCCTATGACCAGTTATTAATCGTTGATAATAATGGTGGTGGAAATGGCACTACACACGTTGCAGTTAAAGATGGTGATGGCACTACTACCTTTCCCTTAACTTTAGCTACTGATTCTGTAATGATCACCAGCACTAATCGTTTAGAGTTTGGTGATGATGCTTCATATATACATCAATCAGCAGATGGAGTTTTAGATTTAGTATCTGATACAGAAATAGAAATAAACGCAACTACTATCGATATTAATGGTAAAGTTATTA